CTTCTCTGTTCAAGGCCAGCAAGTGATTGATTTGTGCTGTGAATATCTCCTGAGATAATTTCATTTATGTAATCCTTATTTTTCATATAGTGTGCTAATACTCTAAGTTCAAGACCTGAAGCATCTATACCAACTAACTTATATCCTGCAGGTACTGTCCAACATTCTCTACATTCTTTTCCGTAAGGTTTATGAGAGCTTGGTGTCTGAGCTACGTTAGGGTTTCGATGCGTCATTCTTCCTGTGATAGCTCCGTTAGGTATAACAAAGCCGTGTACTCTTCCTTCTTTAGCTAACTCTAACCAAGAGCTAACTTGTGCTACTCGTTTTTGTAGCATCATAAACTCAGCTATAAGTGTAGCCTCTGGTATACCTTTAACTTTTTCTAAAGTAGTTTCATCTACAATAGGCTGACCAGTAGGTGTAAACTTTTTTGGTTTCCATCCAAAGTCTATAAGGTATTCACCAATTTGTTTTCTACTAGCAAGGTTAAACTCTACCCACTTCTGCCGCATAAAAGGTTTGTAGTCAGTAGCTTTAACTTTAATAAGTTCTTCATCAGTTAACTTAGGTACTTTAGATAACGAACCATCTTTATTAAACTTAGGAGTTATTAATCTATCGTCTACCCATTTAGGTTTAAAAGTTTCGTGTACTTCTTTTTCTAAAGTAGCCATCTTAGACTGTAACTTAGCAGACAATAAGGTAGCTTTCTTTTCATCAAGCATAAAGCCTTTAACTTCTTGCTCTTTAATTATCTTAGCTACTGAATGTTCAAGATCAATAGACTCTTGACTAAACTCTTCTACTTGTTTGAGTAAAGCATAATAAATATCTGCGTTTAATTCTACATCCTGTATACAATACTTACCCATTTCTTCTGTATACTCATCCCAACTATCAGGTTGTTTTGCTTTTCTTTTTTCTGCATCGTTAGGATAGAGCAAGTAACCCCAATTATCTAAACTGTGTCCTCCTGTAAGGACAGGATTAACTAAGCGGGATACTACTAAGGTGTCTTCAATATGGTTAGTCAAGGTAACATCGAAATGTTTTTTAATAACAGGGATATCAAAGCCTATAATGTTGTGGCCTATTAACACATCAGCACTGGTTAATATATCTACTGCTGCCTGTAAGTTATCAGGGGGAAACAGTTGTGTCTCACCCCCAATTACTTTGGTTACTATACAGTGTATTGTGTTCCCTTCTAATCCATCTGTTTCTACATCAAATATTACTTTCTTAAAACGGTGATGAGCTATTTGATTGGGGAGAGAGATCAAGGTCTGTTTCATAAAGTCTTCCTGTATTTATATTATATTTTAAGCTACAAGCTAATCCAGTATCCCCTGTGTATCTAGATTTTAAAACTCGTACTCTTGTTGTGTTAGCTTCTTCTGGATCATCTGCCTGTTGATTTCTTTCTAAGGCTATTACACAATCTGATAGTTGTGATATTCCTTGTGATCCTTTTAAGTGAGATAAAGATACTTCAATACCTTGCTCGTGTCCTTTCTCACCTGCTGCTCTTCTAAGATGAGATACCAGTATCATACCTACACCTGTTTCTTCTACTAAAGATCTAAGACGATTCATTAAACTATCAATACCTCTTCTTTCATCGCCTTCTGTCATTACATTTACAAGCATATGTAAGTGATCAACTACTACCCATTCACATTCACAGCCTACTATAATGTATCTAAGTTTAGAAAAGATCTCATCAATATTAGTTGCACCTAAGTGCGCGTGGATAAACACTCTACCATCTTCAATTACATTGTCAAATAAAGTTTCTAATTGTTCACTACTATAGTTGTTTCTTTTCTCAGCTAAATAGATTCTATCGTTAGCTTCGATAGATACTATTCCGTCAGCAGTTCTAAGCCAGTTCTCTTCTAGAGCTACAATGCCTACATTATCTGTAGTGTTTTTGATAAGCCAATGTTCTAGTTCTCTAGTCACACTAGACTTACCTAAACCAGTACCTCCAGTAAGAGTAACTAACTCTCCTTTGCGCATACCGTAAAGTTTATCATTTAAACCTGACCACGGATAAGGTACACTTTCTTTATCTTCTCGTTGTAACCAATCTGTTTTTTTACTAGATAGTTCTAGGATACCTGATGGTGTATATGTTTTAGCTTCCCACCAGGCTTTTGTAAACTCTTCAAACTTCCCTTGTTTAAGCATATCATTAGCATCTTTAAAGCCTGTAGGAAAAGAAAGTATCTTAGTTTTGTTAGGCTTTAATATGCGGGCTATCTTCTTGGCCGCATCTTGTCCTGCCTTATCATTATCAAATGCAAGCACTACGTTTTCATAAGCTTCTACAAACTCTATGCTGTCTCTTATATCTTTGATTGCAGATGAAGCTCCTCTAACAGAAACAACGGCCCACTTACCTCCAAACATTTGATGGACTGCCATAGCATCGCACTCACCTTCAGTAATAGTTAAGTATTTACCGCCTGTATTTCTATACAACTGCTCACCAAATAATCCTGTGCCTTCAAAGTTACCGTTAGAATAAAACTTTTTAGTATCTATCTCTCTAGTTTTAGTAGCTGCAATCTCGTTATTATTATAATAAGGATACACGTGCTTATTGGGGCTAGATAAAACCCCAAAAGTTTTAGCAGTTTTAAGACTAATCTTCCTGTCTTCAAGAGCATTGTATGATCCTTTATAAGAATATAAAAAACTATTTTTATCTGTAGGTAAAAAACTTACTGAGGATTTATTATCTATAATGCCAATTTTTTCTGGTGATGTTCTAGTTTCACAACCAAAACAATAAGTATGCCCATCACTATATAAACTATTGTTATCTTTACTGCCACAGGCATCACAAGGTATGTGTTTTATAAAAGTACTTTCTGTATTCAATGTTATTCCCCAAATATTTTAGTTAATAAAAAAGCTAGACACCTCTTAATCTATCTTCATAATTCGTACATTATGTTAAGAAATGCCTAGCTTTGTAACACGCTTAGTTATTAGACTTAACTGCTTCTGCTTCCTCCTCTTTTGGTTTAGCATCAGCATTAACAATAGCTATGATTCTGCTTGAAAAGAAATTAAGACTAGCATCTATCTCTTCCATATCAAGAGCTAACGTTGCTTTCTTTTGATTAAGTCTTTGTATCCTACCAAAGATACCTTGTGCTTCTTCTGGTAAATCTTCTACCGAAATCTGCACATCATCAATAGTAATAAAAGGTTTCTGTTCATCGGCCATACTAAAACTCTCCTTCATCATACATACCTGCACCATCAGGCTCATTGTATTCTACTAAGTCTAGTAGTTGGATAGCTCGTAAGTCTCTACCTTTACCTGCTTTACCTTGATAGTTCCAAGCGTACTCACCGTACTGTACTTTTACTAAAGAACCGTTACCGATCTTAGGTAAAGTATCAACACGTTTACGCTCTTCATTAACAAGAATAGGTCTAGTGTTTTGACCACCACCTTTCTTATCTACATTTCTTTTGAAGTGAACAAACCTACCAAAGTCTTTTTCTTTTATAGGATGTCCTCTGTTTTCAAACTCAGTTAAAGTTTCGTCATCTAATACTAGACTAACTTCCCACTTGTCATCGAACGTTGTATTAGGTGTAGTTACATTTGCATAGTAAGCACGACCTGTAACTTCACCGACTCCACTTCCCGCGTTAAATGTATTTTCTTCTGCCATCTTTATTTTCCTCGTTTATGTTACATTCAAATTAAAACTCATTTCACAGTCAGTAACAACTGTATCTTTAGGTATAAAGTTTAACCTAGAAACATACTTTTGTACAGCTTTTTCTAACTTTGAAGGTGCAGCATTTGACTGTACTGATAGGTCTTCTGCTATACCTTGTGTGTTAATATTAAACAATACAGATAAATTATAGTTACCTTTTTTTCTAAGGTTATCTACTGTACGTTGAATTCCTTTAGTGCTATTTTGTCTGCCTTTCTGTAAAGCATATGAACACTCTTCAACAACAACAGGCTCAACTACTTCTTCTTCTTTTTCAACTACTGCAGGCTCTATAGTTTCTGGTTCAATTACAGGGGTATCTATTACCTCTGGAGTCTGTAAGTTTTTTAGTTCATAAAGAATTAATTCAAGCTGTTCCTGGAAATATTCATCGTTCTTTTGGCTAAGGTTACTTATCGTATTCAAGCGATCCATATCTTTATTAAGACTATCAATAAATTCTTGAATAGATTTTTTAGACATACTTACTTCATACTCTATAAATCTTTTGCTATCTTCGATAGTATTATCAAACTCTGAACGAGACACAGAGCTAATTGAATCTGCTCGCATTTCTAATAAATTACTTTTAACTTCAGTGATTTTATTATTAAGATAATTAGTAGTAGTAACTTGGCCCTCAAACTCTTGTTGGATATATAGATTATACATATTAAGACTAACAAGATTAATCATTAGTGCAATTACTAAACCTGTTGTTATTGTTTTAAACATTAGTGACTCCTATTATTGTATCCAATTTAAAGTTCCTCTATTCTTAGTTCTCCAATCTTCATAATGGATACTTAGTTCTGCAAAAGAATTTATCTCAGGATACTTTTTAAGATATTTCATTATCCATTTAGGAGTCATAAAGGAAAGGTACATAGTACGATTAGCCATATAGTAATCCTGTGTAGGAGCTAACTCATCTATGTTATCTATAGAGACCTGTGCTGCCTCTTCTTCGTTCAACAATGTCTTTAACCATTCTACTTGAAGCGGTTTTATTTTTCTTCTTAAGGCTTTTACTTTCTTATCGTTCATATATTAAGTTCCTTCTTAGCTCTATAGAGTTTAAAGAAGCATTAAGAAATTGTCAATGTCTCTTAACAAATCTTAACACTTCTTTACACAGGTTTATCTTTCGTGAAGGTACACATCTATTCTTTGTGCGTCTTCTAACTTACAATCTCTCCAGTTAATATTACCGTGTTGATTAGTATACTTAGCTAAGTGAGGATTGTTCTTACCAAATCTTCCGTGACATTTAATATATAATTTGTGGTCTATATGTTTATTAATAAACTTAATAGTATCTCTTAACACGGCCAATCTATATTCTTCTATAGTCTCACCTTTATTAACTGTCATTACATATCTTTTAGTTCTAGCTTTTTTCATTTTGATTTTCCTTTTAGTTTAATGTCGTTGTTCATTTGTTGGTACTCTTCTGTGTAACTTAAAGCAATGCCTGCAGCATTACCAGATTCAACTTGCTCCTGGATCTCTAGTTCAATAAGTTCTTCTACATTACTAAGAGCTTTACCTAATTGAGATTCTTTTCTTAATCCCATAGGTATACCTAGACTGCAAGTAGTTAAAGCAGATTCGATTTGATAAAGTTTATTTAGTTTATTCATTGTTATTTATTTCCTTAACATAAAACGAAAGCTCATCACATTCGCCTATTGTGGTAAAAGTTTTTTTCCAAGTAGATTTATCGTAGTCTACTAAATCATATCCGTGTTCTGGATGTTTTTTTATACGACCGTTTTTATGCTTTTGATAGGCCCAAATCCTTTCACTAGATTCTAGTATCATACAAGGATCGTGTTCTGACAGCTCTACAGTTACTCCGTATTTGTTTTTAATAAATTCTAAAACTGCTTCTTCAAGTTCATAACCATCTAATTTAATTTCCATAGTGCGTTCAATCCTATATTAAAATTGTCCTGAGTTTATTTTATTTTTTATAGCCTTGAAATAAGGCTCTCTTAAATCTTTAAGTAACTCTAAAGAGTTTTCTAATTCCCATTGAGGCAAGTTCCCTATGTCATCCTCCATAGCCTCTAGAGTTTCTTTAATTGTATCTGAAACATAATCTATCTTTTCTATTTCATTCATCCAAATATCTCCAAGTAAATAATCAACCAGATAATAAAAGTTATTAGTTCATTCATTGAGGCCTCCGTTCAATCCAGTAATATCATATATGCAGCAGGCTCATTTGTAATAAACCAATCTA